TCCGCCCCCACCAACGCCGACCTGCGCGCCACCTGTATCGAGGGCGAGAGCGGCCTCCTGAACGTCATCCCGCCCGAGCTGATCGAGCCGAACAAGTCCGGCGGCCTCTGGAACAGCTCCGAGAAGGAAATCTGGCTGAAGAACGGCTCGCTGATCAAGGGCATCTCGGCCGAGGAGCCCGAGCGCTTCCGTGGCCCGCAGTTTCATGGAGGTTGGCTCGATGAGCTGTGCGCGTGGAGCAACGCGCAGGACACTTGGGACATGATCGGCTACACCATGCGCCTCGGCGAGAAGCCGCGCATCCTGATCTCGACCACGCCGAAGCCCACGCCGCTGATCCGCGACCTCGTGAAGCGGCGCGGCAAGGACGTCGCGATCACCTCCGCCTCCACATACGCCAACGCCGCCAACCTCGCGAAGCCGTTTCTCGACAAGCTGCGCGAGCAGGAGGGCACGAAGCTCGGCCGTCAGGAAATTCACGCCGAAATCCTCGACGCGGAAGAGGGCGGCATCGTCCGCCGGAAGGCGATCCGGCTCTGGCCGAGGGGCAAGCCGCTGCCGAAGTTCGACTACATCTGCGTCAGCTTCGACACGGCCTTCAGCGAGCACGACTGGGACAAGAAGAAACAGTCCGCCGACCCCACCGCCTGCACCGTCTGGGGCGTTTTCTACCACGAGGAGCGCAAGCGCATGTGCATCCTGCTCCTCGATGCGTGGGACGACCACATTGGCTTCGACGACCTGCGCCTGAAGGCGCTCTCCGAGGCCAAGGCGGAGTGGGGCGAGACCACCGTCGACTACGTGGCGGGCAAAAAGGTCACGAAAGGGCGAAAACCGGACATCATCGTGATCGAAGAGAAGGGCTCGGGCATCTCTCTCGCGCAGGTTTTGGAGCGCGAGGGCGTTCCGGTGTCGCGATACAACCCCGGAAAGCTCTCGAAGGTCACGCGACTGCACATGGTGAGCCATTTGTTCGCGAATGGCGTTGTCTACATGCCCGAAAGTTCGAAAACCGAGGGAAAATTCGCGAATTGGGCCGACCAAATGATCGAGCAGCTGTGCTCCTTCGCCGGTGAGGGCTCGACGCAGCACGACGACTGGGTCGACAGCACGTCTCAGGCCCTTTTGCTGCTGATGAACCACCTCCAGATCACCGTCACGCCCGACGAGGAGCGTCAGGACGGCCGGGAGGAGCGTCAGGAGGACGACGAGCCCGTCCAGAACCCCTACATGGTCTAGTCGCGCCCCCAACTCGTTGCCATTTCGGCAACTGCGTGCCACTCTCGGGCATTCTGGCGGCCTTCCGGGTCGCCAAGCCAACAACAGAGGAGCGCGACATGCGTATCGGCGTTTTTGCAGTGCTTTCGGCGTTCGTGGTGGCGATGATCGCCGCCATTGCCCCCGCCTCGGCGTGGGAAATCAAGGCAATGAACGATCAGATCGAGAAGACGAACGTGATCGTCAGCGAAATCTGCTCCGGCACCATCATCGACAAGAAGAATAGGCTGGTGCTGACCGCCTACCACTGCATCACCGAGAACCTGAAGGAAGTCGAGAAGAAGGAAGTCGACCCCAAGACCGGCGAGATCAGGACCCGCACCGTTCAGGAGCGCGTTCCGATGTTCGTCGAGACGTGGAAGCGTCAGGACTTCTCGGTTGTCTCCTCCCAGAAGTACAACGCCGAGATCGTCGGCTACGACAGGTCGGCGGACGTCGCGATCCTGCGTGTGATCGACAAGGACTGGAAGCCACTCGCCGCCGCGCCCTTCGCGCCGGACAGCTACGAGTACCTGCGGGGCCTCCCGGTCTATGCCGTCGGCAATCCGAACATCGAATTCGACAACAGCGTCACCACCGGCATCATCAGCGCCCCCGCGCGCCGCGAGAGCTTCGGTGAGGTCCTGACTGACGTGCCGCTCTTCCAGCACAGCGCCAGCACCATCGGCGGAAACTCCGGTGGCGCGGTCTACAACGACAACGGCGAGCTGATCGGCACCTGCACTGGCGGCATTCGCGGCTCCGCCGTGTCGCTCGCCGTCCCGATCTCGTTCACGAAGGCGCTGCTGAAGCGCGTCGGCTACGGGGACATCCTCAAGCGCTAACTGAAGGGGCTTCAATGCTCACGACCTCCCCCTATTTGCGCTACCGCGCAAATTACTCCACCGACATGGGCCCGCTGCAGATGGCGGGCCTTCCCCGTCTGCCGACGTCGCCGACGGCACCGCCCACGAGTGGCGGTGGCCCGTCGACGGGCGCTGGCGGAATGACGGCGGGAGGCGATGGCACTCCGAAGTCAGGGACCGACCCGGGCGGCACTCTCACGCCGCCCGTGACAAAGCCGCCGGTGCCGACGCCGACCGGCCCGACGAACATCTCGATGTCCGGCAGCATGGCGAACAGCAATCCGAACGCCGCATACGTGCTGATGACCGGCCAGCTGCCCCCGGGCTGGAATGGCCCCGACTACTCCCAGATGACGATGAAGCAGATCGCCAAGGGGTGGGGCGACACCAACATGCACGCCCCCGCTGGCGTCCTTCCGAACATGCTGGAGCTTCTGACCAGAATGACGCTCGCCAGCGACGCCCCGCAACCCCGACACGGAGATCACGCCCCCATGAACAACTCTTCCGGCACCCCGACCGGCCTCGCAGGCGGTGGCCTCGCTGGCGCTGGCAACCCCCTCCAGACGGCAGCCGCCCCGGCGGGCGGTCCTGTCGGCGCGCCGTCGCGCGTCGGCTCGGTGTACGACACCGGCAACCAGAACTACGGCGGCGGCCCGTCCATGAGCGGCGGCTACGACGTCGGTAGAAACGGCACGCGCGCGATGAACGGCCCCCTCGGCGGCGGCCCGTCCAGCGGCAGCTGGGATGTCGGCCGCAACGGCACCAGCGCCAACAACTACGGCCCACCCTCCAGCGGCAACACCGGCATCATGCCGCCCGGGGGTCATGGCTCCCCGCCGCCCGGCCCCGGCTATCCCCCGCCGCCCCCGGGCGGCCCGCTTCCCCCGGTCTATGACGGCATCGGCGGCATCAACGACCCACACCCCGTCCCCATGACGCCCCCGGGCGGAGCTGGCGGCGGCACACGCCCGCAGCCGGGCGGCTTCGGCGGCTTCGGCAATGGTCAGTTCGGCAACGGGCAGTTCGGCAACGGCCAGTACATCCAGAACATGATGCAGCGCTTCGGCAACGGCCAGATGGGCCAGATTGGGCAGTTCGGCCAGCAGTTCAGGGACTGGTTCGCTGATCGCCCGCAGTGGCAGCAGGGTCAGGACCCGATGGCCTACCGGCAGCAGATGCAGGACTGGCGTCAGGACCGCCCGCAGGTGAACTGGCAGGGCATGTTCGGCGGCAGCGGCAGCGCTCCCGGCGGCCCGGCTGTCGGCCCCAACGCGGGCAACAGGAACGTCACGCCGCCCCCGCCTGCCATGGGGAACATGAACCGCTAAATCTTCCGCCTACGGAGTAGTTTTGATGGGGGCACCCGAAATGAATAGGTACGCCTCCGGCGGCCTAATCAACAAGCTCGTCGGTGCCGTTGCCAAAGAGGCACCGGAATTGTCGCGTGGCGCTATCACGGGGCGCGCGGTCGTCAACATCGGCCTCGACATCAACGGCGGCGAGCGGCTGCACCCCGATGAGGTGCTCGCCGCGCTGAAGAACTTCGGCGTCACGCCCGTCAGCGCGCGCATCGCGCAGTCGGACACCGAGCCCACGCTCGTTGTCGAGCTGGATCGCGCCCTGAACCCGAGGGAGGCGCACGACCTGAGCGCCGCCCTGAAGCAGGAAGCCATCGCGCAGGTGGACGAGAGCGGCGTCGGTGACCTTCATGGCCCGGCGGCCGACAACTGGAAGCCATTCAACGGAGACTACTTCATCAAGCCCGACGGGCAGCGCCTCGGCAGCGGCCAGAGCGCGGTCCTGCGGGGCATCGAGGAGCTGACCGGCGAGCCCGTTAAGAAGGCTGGCGGCGGCCTCGTCGAGAAGGCCGCCAAGATGCTGCTCGGCGCGGCCGAGCACGGCGATGAAGCAGCGCCGCAGGTGCTGCGCCTGTATCACGGCACGACGAAGCTGCCGAACACGATTGTCGAGAAGGAAGGGCGCAGGTTCGTCGAATACGGCGACGGCTCTCGCGGCTTTGACGTGCTCAGTCCCGACATCAAGTCGAGCCAGCTCGGCCTTCACGTCGGTTCGAAGCCGCAGGCCGACTACTTTGCCAGCGACGGCAACCACCTCAACGACGCCGACATCCTGCTGAACAAGGACTACTACAGCAAGATGGCCCCGGCTGGCGGCCGTATTGCGCCGCTCGACGTCACGCTGAAGAACCCGATCAGGCTTGAGGACCGCACCGGCAGCTGGAAGCCGTCCGAAATCTACGACCAGCTCACGCGCCTCGGCAAGGTCGAGAACAACAGCGAGGTCTGGGCGAAGCTCCGCGACATGGAAGTCAGCGGCAAGCCCGGCGATCAGAGCAAGGCCCGCGACATCGTCCGCCAGATGATCGAGGACGCCGGTCACGACGGCGTCGTCTACACGAACCGCGTCGAGGGCTTCACCACCGACGACCCGATCCGCAGGCGCTTCGTGAAGCGCGGCATCTACGACGAAAGCTCGCTCGACGACCAGCAGTGGCTCGACGTCGTCCCCGAAGCCAAGGGCAACGACAGCTACATCGTCTGGAAGCCCGAGACCTACAAGTCCCCCTTCGGCGACGGCCCCGGCGTTGGCTTCGCCGACGGCGGCGAGGTGCGCCAGAAGTACGCCAACGCGGGCCTCGTTCGCAAGCTGGGGCAGGGCATCGTCGACCTCATGGACTTCTCTGGCATCGCCGGTCGCCCCAGCCACGTCGTCATTCCCGGCGAGGGCCGGATTGCAGCCGCCCCGATCAAGGAGATCGACGACGCGGCCGAGGCCTACATGAAGGGAGCCGGTCTCTCCGGCACGCATCGCATTGACGCCTACCCGCAGTTCGACGAGGACTTCGCGCACCGTGTCGCGCAGGCCTATGACGGGCTCAGGCACGACCCGAACAACCCCGAAGTCCAGCGCGCCTATGAGGCGCTGATCGACGAGACCATGGCGCAATACAAGGCGCTGAAGGACACCGGGCTGGACGTGAAGTTCCTCAAGGACGGGATGGACGATCCATATGCCGCGAGCCCCTCGATGGGCTACGCCGACATGGTCAAGAACGGCCGCCTGTGGGTGTTCCCGACTTCGCAGGGCTACGGCTCGGGCGCTGAAGTGCTTGAGCACCCCCTGCTAAAGAAGGTCGGGAAGGTCGGCGATTTGGAGGACGCCGTCGCAAACGACGCCTTCCGCGCGGTGCATGACGCCTACGGTCACTTCGGTCCCGGCAACCCGTTTTTCCGCGCGCCCGGCGAGGACCGCGCGTGGATGCACCACGCCCGCATGTATTCGGACGACGCGCTGCCCGCCATGTCGGCGGAGACGCGCGGCCAGAACAGCTGGGTAAACTCCGGCCCGCAGGCTCTGGCGAACAAGGGCGCGTCAGGCGCTGACACGATCTACGCCGACCAGAAGGCCGTCATCATGCCGAGCTGGGTCTACGAGAAGGACCTCGGCCGGACGCCATTCGCCGACGGCGGGCAGGTCTCGCCCGAGGAGGCGGCCGCGATGACGCACTGGGACAGCTACGGCGTCGGCAGCGCTCCCGCGTTCCTTGAGACCATGGGCACGAAAATTCCGCTCGGCGACGGCCCGATCTACTACCGAGACGGAGAGACCTACGCGCCGCGCAACGAGGGCCCGCAGATGCTCCACGACGTGGCGCGCTTTGGCCTGTACGCGGTGCCGGGCGGCGCTCCCGTCGCGACGGCGCTCGACACCACAGAGGCCGCGCTCACGGGCTCCCCCGGCGAGGCAGCGGCCGCTCTCGTGCTGGGCCCGACGAGCAGGCCCGTGAAGGCCGTCGCGAGCGCCATCGGTGCGGCGACCGCCGTCCCGTCGGATGCCGACGCGGGCGTATTCGGCCGCCTCGCGAAGTGGGCAACGAGCGGCGAGGGCAAGGACGCCTTCAACTTGGCCCTGAAGATGTCGGGGCAGGGCGCTGACAATGCCGAGATCATGTCGAGGACGGGGTGGTTCAGGGACCTCGACGGCCACTGGAAGTTCTGGCGGCCTTCGACCGGCGGCGGGCTCAACGAGCCGCTGCGCGGCAGCAGGCTCGCTGACGTCTACAACGACCCCTTCCTGTTCGACGAGTACCCGCAGATGAAGGACATCGGCTTCCGTCGGAAGAACGAGGAGGGCGGGCACTGGGACGCGCAGAACAACGAGATTGTGCTCGGCGACACGAGCGGGCCCGGCTACAACACGCCGCAGGCGGGCGGGCGCTACGGTGCCATGACCCACGAAATCTATCACGCCAAGTCGGACGCGGAAGGCTGGCCGCAGGGGACGAGCGTGGTTGCCGCCACCAATCGGATGGGCAACGACGTCCGATCCCTGAACAATATCCCGCCGGGTGGGCCGGTCGGTGGGCCGGGCGATCTTCTCGCGAAGGCCATCGGCGGCAACGAAAACTTCTCCCGGCTCGGCTTCAAGCGCTATCAGGCGGAGATGGGCGAGGCACTCGCCCGTCGCGAGGCCGAGATGCGCGAAATGTCTCCCGAGCTGATGCGGGCCTCGTCAAGAGCTGGCATCACTCCCGCCAGTCAGGAGTTCATCGACATGCCGATCAACTCACTGTTCCAGCCCGGCCAGAACCCCACGATGGATCAGTACCGTGAGCTACTGAAAATCATCGAGGACGAGCAGGCAGCCCGCGCGGCGGCGGAAGCGGCGGCCAAGAAGACCAAGGGGAGGCGCTAGTGTCGGCATCCAACTCAGACAACGGCAACGTCGGCGGCGGCGCTGGCGCTGGCGGCAGCAGCATCGGCAACGGCGGCGGTGGCGGCACCAAGTCCTCCGGCGGTGGCGGTGGTGGCGGCTCGTCCGGCGGCGGCAACAAGGGCAACAACGGCGGTGGCTCCTACTCCTATTACGACAACAAAGGCAATTACGTCGGGAGCTACAACACCCCTCCAAGCTCCGGCCCGCAGGTCAACTCGGATGGCTCCATAAACATTGGTGGCGTCGGCTCCTACAGCCAGAACGGCGGTGGAAGCCACAATGGCTCCGGCTCCGGCGGCTCCGGCGGCTCGGGCTCCGGCAACACCAGCGGCAACCTCGGTGGCGGCGGCAAGGGCAACAACTCGAACGGCGGGCAGGGCGGCCAGTCCTATAGCCCATCGCTGCCGGGAGCCAGCTCCTACGGTAGCAAGTCCTCGGTCAGCCAGAACGTCGTCTCCGGCTCGTCGCGGTCCAGCGCCCCTGCGACCACGGCCGCCCGCTACTCGGCACCCCCGGGCAGCGCGGGCGCGGCGGGTCGCACCTCGATGGGCGGCTCCCGGTCGCAGCCGACGTCCTTCTCGAACCAGAGCACCATGCAGGCCGCTATGGGCGTGCCCACGCCCACGGGCGGGCCCTCTCAGGGCCGTTCCCGGCCGCTCCAGCAGTCCCAGTACCAGAACGCGCCGACGGGCGGCTACGGCCCCCGCGCGGGCGCTGGCGTACCCGGCTACATGCAGGCCCAGAACATCCCCGGCATGGACGTGGGCCAGCTACCCGCGCCCGGCTGGGAGCGTTCTCCGCCGGGCCAGACGGTCGCCAAGAACGACCTCGGCAACTTCAACGTCACCGACATCCCGAAGAACGACGTCACCCGCCTCGCGGCGATGTCGGCTCCGAACCAGATCGTCGCCAAGAACAACGTCGGCGAGACGCCGATGCCGCACCCGTCCATTGCCGACACCGTCTTCGGCCGCTACGCCAACGACAGCCTCCCGCCCGGCTACCGCGACAGGTATCTGAACAACGACGAGCGCATTCTCGCCGTCGAGGACGTGCCGCCGGAGCCGGTCGCTGCGGCCGCGCCCCCGCCCGAGGCTGGCCCGCCGCCGGGCTACGCCTACGACGAGAACCCGATCCAGTACGACCCCAAGAAGACGTGGCAGGGCAAGGCGCTCAAGATGGGCGTCGACGCCGCCATGCGCTTCGTGCCGGGCTTCAGCCTCGCGACGTCGCTCTCGAAGCACTACAACCAAGGCCTGACCCCCGGCGAGCTGGCGCAGCGCGACCTCGACGGCTACCTCGGGATGTCGCCCCAGCAGCAGGCGGCCTACGGCGACCGCGCCGACGCGCGCCGCTCGGCCCAGACCGACCGCGAGAACAACACGAACCGGACGCAGATTTACCCCGACTGGACGCCCGGCGTGGCGAATGCCTACCTCCCGCCTCCACCGGCCGCTCCGCCGCCCCCGGAAGAGACCGGCATCGGCTCGGAGGCGAACGACAGCTGGGCCCAGCGCACGCGCGCTGGCAACCCGGCGGACCCGTACTCCTATGGCTTTGGTCCGGGGTACAACTACTTCTATTACTCCTGACGCCATGCGATAAGTGTTGACAAATGAGCAACCCCGTGACCGACCCTTCGAAGATCAAGTCCCCGTTGACCGCAAAAGACGACGAGGAGGGCGATGAGTTCGAGCTTGAAGAGCAGCAGCCGGACGTCGAGGACACCCCCGACGGCGGCGCGCTGATCAGCATGCCCGGCGAAGTTCAGGAGGAAGTGAACGAAGAGCACTTCCGAAACCTCGCCGAGGAGCTTGACGCTGGCGTCGTGGAGAAGCTCGGGCTCAGCCTTCACGAGCTGATCGAGGACGACAAGCGCAGCCGCGCGGAGCGCGACCGCCTCTACGCCGACGGCCTGAAGCGCACCGGCCTCGGCAACGAGGCACCCGGCGGCGCGGACTTCGAGGGCGCGTCCAAGGTTGTCCACCCGCTGCTGACGGAGGTCTCCGTCGACTTCTCCGCGCGCGTGATGAAGGAGCTGTTCCCGGCCAACGGCCCGGTGAAGCAGAACATCCCCGGGACCGTCACCAAGGACAAGGTCGAGAAGGCGAAGCGCAAGGCTTCGTTTATGAACTGGCAGCTCACGAAGCAGATCAAGGAATTCCGCTCGGAGCTGGAGCAGACCCTCACGCAGGTCCCCCTCGGCGGCGCGGCCTACCTGAAGGTGTTTTACGACGAGCGGGCCCGTCGCCCCTCAGTCGAGTTCATCCCCATCGACGACGTGATCTACCCCTGCGCGGCATCGTCCTTCGCGAACGCGGAGCGCAAGACCCACCGCCGCAAGATCACCGACCTCAAGTACAAGCGCCTCGTCGAGAGCGGCGTCTACCGCGACATCGACCTCATCACGCCCGACACGCCGGACGAGACGGAAGCCGAGAAGGCGTCCCGCAAGATCGAGGGCGCTGAACTCGACAGCCAGAACAACGACGGCGTCCGTACTGTCTACGAGACCGTCTGCTACCTCGACATCGAGACCGAGGGCCAGTACGACCCCTACCTCGTCAGCATCGACGCCGTGACCTACCGCGTGCTGGCGATCTACAGGAACTGGGAGCCAGACGACGACAAGCGGGAGGAAATCCAGCACATCGTCGAGTTCCCTTTCGTGCCGTGGCGCGGCGCTGCCCCCATCGGCATCACGCACATGATCGGCTCGATCTCGGGCGCTGCCACCGGCGCGCTGCGGGCTCTCCTCGACGCGGCCCACATCTCGAACAGCCAGTCAGCGTTCAAGCTGAAGGGCGGCGTGAAGGGCGGCCAGACGATCAAGGCCAAGCCGACCGAGATCAAGGACATCGAGGGCTCGGTCAACACCGACGACATCCGCAAGCTCATCATGCCGATGCCGTTCAATCCGCCGTCGCCGGTCCTCTTCGAGCTGCTCGGCTTCCTGATCGAGCAGGGCAAGGGCGTCATCCGCACGACCTTCGAGGACCTGCCGGACCAGCGCACCGACGCCCCCGTCGGCACCACGCTCGCGCTCATCGAGCAGGGCCTCACCGTCTTCTCGGCGATCCACGGCCGCCTGCACAGCGCCATGCAGCAGGTGCTGGAGATCATCCACCGCATCAACGGGAAGCACTTCAACCCGGCCGACATCAAGGAAGACCTTGGCGAGATGCTCGCCAAGCCGACGGACTTCCAAGGTCCGATGGATGTCATCCCGGTCTCCGACCCGAACATCTTCTCGGAGGTCCAGCGTCAGGCGCAGATCGCGCTCATCGCGCAGCGCGCGGCGCTCATGCCGAACCTCTACCGGCTTGACCGCGTCGAGAAGCTCATCCTCGAATACGCGAAAATTCCCTCGCCCGAGGAGCTGCTTACCCCGATGCCGGAGCCGGTTCGGGACAACGCGGTCAATGAGAACCTCAAGGCCTCCGTCGGGCAGCCCCTCGTGGCGTTCCCCGAGCAAGACCACGAGGCCCACATCTCGACCCACCTCGCCTTCATGCAGCACCCGCTGTTCGGCCAGAACCCGGCGATTATGACCGGCCTCATGCCCATCATGGTCTCGCACCTGCGCGACCATATCGGCCTCTGGTACGTCCATCAGGTGGTCACGCTCGCCTCCCAGATGGCCCAGACCGACTTCACGAAGCTCATGGACAAGGACGAGGTTGTCTCCCAGCAGGTCGACCGCGTCCTCATGCACGCGAGCGAGATTGTCCTGCAGCAGTTCCAAGGCAATCAGACGGCGCAGCAGCTGCCGCCTGTCCTGCAGCAGGCCATGCAGTTCGTCTCCCAGAACCAGCCCCCGCAGCCGACCGACCCCTCGGCCGTGGCGATGCAGGACGTCAAGCGCCGCGCGGCGGCCGATCAGGCGAAGCAGCAGATCGACCAGCAGCGGCTGCAGATGGATCAGCAGATGGCCCAGCTGGAGCAGCAGAAGATGCAGCACGAGGCCCAGATGGCCGCCGTGCAGGCGCAGGTCACCCAGATGGAGGCCGCAGCCCGCCAGCGGGAGCTGCAGTTCAAGGAGCAGGAGCAGCGCCTCAAGTCGATGGAGACCCAGAGCCGCATGGCGATGGATCAGGCAAAGGTCCGCGCCGACGCCGAGGCTCAGCGCCAGAAGGCCGCTCTGGAGGCGCGCAAGATCGACCAGACCGGGCAGCTGGAAGGCGTCCGGCAGCAGAACGAGAACGCCCGCAACCAGCAGAAGATCGCCGCAGACGTGGCGATGAACTCCGCCGACAACGACACCGCGATGCGGATCGCGGCCGCCGAAATCCAGAGCGGGGAGCACGTCGCGCTCTCCACCGGCGGAGGCATCAACCCCGGGGCTTGATGGGCAGTCAGTCCGTCAACCCCTGTCAACTAGCGCGGGGAGGCGTTAGAAATGGAGCAATTGCTCGTAAATCTCATCGAGCTTCGGTCTGAGGTTGCCGTCGAGGCCCTCACCAAGACCGGCGATGGGAGCAGTTTCACATACGGGCATGTGTCGGGCCAGTTTAAGGGCCTGACGATGGCAATCGAGGCCGTGCAGCAGATGCTGGCCGACAAGGAGGAAGACGAATGACGCAGGCCGCAGTGGCAAGCGACAAGCTGGCGGAGGCTTTTCCGCAGGTAGACCCGGGCGCAAGGCCGTTCGGTTCGCGCATTCTGGTTCAGTTCAGGACGCCGAAGAAGAAGACCGCCGGTGGGATCATCCTCACCGACGAGACTGTCGAGACCGAGAAGTGGAACACGCAGGTCGCCAAGGTGGTGGCTGTTGGTCCTCTCGCATTCAAGGCTCGCGACAAGATGACGGAATGGCCGGAGGGCTCTTGGGCCAAGCCCGGAGACTACGTCAGGGTCTCGAAGTACGGCGGTGACAGGTGGGAAGTGCCCATCGAAGGCAGGCAGGAGCACGCGGTATTCGCGATCTTCAATGACCTCGACCTGATCGCGATGGTGACCAACGACCCGCTGACCATGAAGGCTTTCATTTAAGCCGGTGGTTGACAGAACAGCAACAGCGTAACCGAAAGGGTTAGCTATGGACGACAAAGAGAAGGCCCCCGAGGAGCAGTTCGAGATCATCGAGCAGGGCGGCACGGGACCGGCGGCGAACAGCCCCGAACCGAAAGTGGAAGATGAGCGTCTTCGCAGTGACGATGACGACGACGAGGAGGATGACAATTCATCCGGCTCTTCCGAGGAAACACCCGAGCAGCGCGCAGAGCGACGCCGGGAGGAGCGCCGGAAGAGGAGGGAGCGCCAGAAGCGGGCGGAGGCCGAGAACAAGGCCGAGCTGCAGCGCTCCCGGGAACAGATCGAGTTCATGGCCTCGAAGATGCAGCAGATGGAGGCGCTCCATCTCCGCAACGAGGCCCGGGCCATCGACCAGCGCATGGCTCAGGCGAAGGACGCCTACGAGCGCGCTGAACGCCTTCACGCCGAGGCAGTTGCACGGGGTGATGGCTACACGGCTTCGCAGGCCCTTCGCATCCGCGATCAGGCTGCGGTCGACTACCGAAGCGCGGGCGATGTCCGCAACAAGCTAATGTACGTGGGGCAGGAGCCTGCCCGCCCGTATCAGCCGCAAGGCCCCGATCCGCTGATCGTCAGCAAGGCCAAGGCCTTCGTCGAGAAGCACTCGTGGATCGACCCGATGGGTCTGAAGGACGAGGACAGCGCCGTCGCACGCGCACTGGACATGAAACTTCAGGCCGACGGCTACGACCCGAGGACCGAAGAATACTGGGACAAGCTGGAGAGCACTCTCGCAAAGAAGCTCCCGCACCGCTTCCAGAATGGCGGCCGCAGTGGCCCGCCGACCCTTGGCGGCATCGACCGCGCGGGGTCCGGCAAGAAGACCTTCTACCTCTCGCCTGAACGCAAGAAGGCGATGATGGACAGCGGAGACTGGGACGACCCGGTTCGCCGCAACAAGATGATCAAGCGCTACGCTGACTATGACGCGCAGCAAAAATCCGCAACTCGCTGAAGGAGTGAGTAGATGACGAATGCAAACGTGAACGAAGACCGCCTCCGCCGGAATGGCTCTGAGGAACGCGAGAACCGCGCGATGCAAGATCGTGCAATTACGGAAGACCGCGTAATGAGCGACGACGAGCGGATCGAGATGTTCCGTAAGCAGCACTTTCAGAATGTGCTTCCCGATCTCCCGAAAATCCCGGGTTGGCACGTCTGCTGGCTTTCTACGACGAACCAGTTCGACACTATCGCGCACCGCATCCGCCTCGGCTACGAGCCGGTTCGCCGCGAAGATGTCCCCGGCTGGAACTACGATCAGGTGTCCCTCAAGACCGGCGAGTATGCCGGGCTGATCGGCATCAACGAGATGGTCGCATTCAAGATCACCGACAAGCTCTACCAAGAGTACATGCGGTACGCGCATCACGATGCGCCGAACCAGCAGTCGGAGAAACTGGTGCAGGACGTCGAGATGATCAAGGCGCAGGCCGCCTCGGGCAAGTCGTACATCAACCAGTTCGACGGGCAGGACAGCATCGAGAAAGAGCTGAAGACGCCGAAACCGATGTTCGAGTGATCGAGCATCAATCCCAAACAACAGAGGGTTAGAGGTCCAGCATGACCGCAACTTCCGCTCCGTTCGGCCTGCGTCCCGCGATGCACGGCTCGGGCGGCATCCTTCGCCCGATCCGTCGGGCGATTGATCCGTCGAACACGACCCCGATCTACAAGGGTTCGCCCGTCCTCATCAACACCACGTCCGGCTACGCTGAAGGTGCGACCACCTCCAGCCGCGTCGATGGCGTGTTCATCGGCTGCGAGTACGTCGACGCCAACGGCAAGCCCAACGTCTCGGCCTACTGGCCGGGCACGTCCGGCTGCACCAACATCGTCGCGTATGTCATCGAAGACCCCAGCGCGATCTTCGAAGTGCAGGCCAACGGCACCATTGCCATCACCTCGATTGGCAACGGCTTCAACGTCGCAACCTCGCCGCTGTCTGGCTCGACCCAGACCGGCACCTCCACCGCGTCGCTCGACAACACCGTCGGCACCGGCACCAAGCAGTTCAGCCTGATCGACCTCGTTCCGCAGGATGACAATGCTTGGGGCGACGCATTCCCCATCGTCCGCGTCAAGCTCGCCAACACGGCGTTCGCTGGCACGCTGGTGACCGTCTAACGGCTAACGGCACAGGAGAACAACCATGAGCATTATGCGCTCAACTGACTTCAAGGCTGTAGTCGAGCCGATCCTCAACGAGGGCTTCGACGGCGTCTACGACCAGCGAAAGGACGAGTGGAAGTCCGTCTTCACTGAGCAGCAGGGTATCCCCCGCGCCTATCAGGAAGAGTACGTCCAGTACGGCTTCGCGGCCGCGCCGGAGCTTCCCGACGGCACCCCGGTCAGCTATCAGGCTGGCGGCGTGCTCTTCGTCCAGCGCTACATTCCGAAGGTGTACGGCCTCGCCTACGCCCTCACGAAGGTGCTGGTCGAAGACAGCGACCACGTCTCGCAGGGCAAGATTTACTCAAAGCATCTCGCTCAGTCCCTGATCGAGACGAAGGAGACCGTCACCGCGAACGTGCTCAACCGCATGACCAACTCGTCCTACAAGGGCGGTGATGGCGTGTCGCTGATCTCCACCGCCCACCCCATCGTGGGCGGCACGTTCTCGAACCGCCTCACGACCGACGCTGCGCTCTCGCAGACGGCCGTGGAGCAGCTCCTGATCCAGATCAGGAACGCCGTCGACAACAACGGCAAGAAGATCAACATCCAGCCGGACAAGCTCGTCATCGCGCCGAGCAATATGTTCCAAGCGGAAGTGATCCTCAAGTCGACGCTGAAGTCCGGCACCGCGAACAATGACATCAACGCCGTCAAGTCCATGGGCCTGATCAACGGCACGACCGTCATCTCGCGTCTGACCTCCACCACGATGTGGGGCCTGACGACCTCGGTGAACAAGGACAACGGCCTGAAGCTGATCATGCGCCGCAAGCTCGAACGCTCCATGGAGGGCGACTTCGAGACCGACAGCATGCGCTACAAGGCAACCGAGCGTTACGCGGTGGGTTGGACCGACCCGCGTGGCTTCTTCGCAACCCCGGGCCTCTAAGCCCGACAGTCCATAGCGACGCTCCCCGGGTGACGGAAGCCCGGGGAGTATCTCCAAACGGAAAGGAATACTTCTATGGCTGCTCCCGGCCGCACTCAGGTAACTCGCCTCGTCAACGGCTTCACCAACGTCGCCGACAACAACATCCTCGCCGACTACGGCCTGCCCGATCCTACGAAGTGGATCACGCAGTTCGACGACTTCGTGAACTACAACACCGGCAACTGGACCCTCGCCAACACCGGCACGGGCACCGCCTTCGCCGTCGTGAACTCCATCGCTGGTGGCGCTATCGCCGCAGTGACCGGCGCGGTCGCGAACAACAACTACACGATCCTGTCGAACAGCCTTCCCTTCCTGCTCGACGCGACCAAGCGCGCCTTCTTCAAGTGCCGCTTCAAGGTCGACAACGTCGCGACGTCCTACATCTTCGCTGGCATCATGGCGACCGCCGCGAGGACGACCAACGACGGCATCTACTTCCTGAAGAACAGCACCTCGGGCGTCGACATCGTCTGCCGCAAGGACAGCAGCACGGGCTCGACCTCCGCGACTGCCATCGCCACCATGGCGAACGACACGTTCGTCGATCTGGCGTGGTTCTATGACGGAGCTGGCACGCTCTACTACGCCGTCAACGGCGTGGTGACCGGTTCCCTCTCGGTCGCGAGCTACTTCCCTGACGCCAACGTCGGCCTCTGCTTCGGCGTGGAAACGAACACCACCGCCGCCCGCACGGGCACCGTGGACTACCTCTTCGCCTCCGTCGAGCGTTAACCCCGGCGCGGGCTTCGGCCCGCGTCCTCTCACTCAGGAGGAATAGATGCGTCCAGTTACAGTTACGGTCACCGGCGTTGGGGTGTCTCCCCCGATCCCGATGGACTACCTCGCCTCGTTCTTCGCGGTCGGCGTCGGCTGCGTCGTGAACGGCACGGTCAACTACACCGTCCAGCATACCTTCGATGACGTGTTCTCCCCGACATTCAACCCGTCGACGGCGAACTGGTTCTCGAACACCGGCATCACCGGCAAGACCGCGAACACCGACGGCAACTACGCCTTCCCGGTGCGCGCCATCCGCCTCAACGTCGCGTCCGGCACCGGCTCGGTGACGATGACGCTGATCCAGTCAACCTCTCCGTCGGGCTCGTAATCCATGAGTGTATCCAACGACAACTCCGACGGCGGCGACCTCAATGTCGCGATGATGGGCGGCTCGACCTTCGAGCAGCGCATCGCCGATCTGGCGGCCGCCAAGCAGTCGCTGAACGACGCCTACACCGACCTCGGCATCGGCCGCAACGCGCGGCAGGCTTGGGACGAGGCCGCTGCCGCGAAGGCCGAGGCTGAGAAGCTCCTCGCGTCGGCGAAGGCTGACGCCGAAGCCATCGCCGCCAAGGCTCGCGCCGACGCCGACAAGTACGTGGCGGCGGCAAGCGACGACATCGAGAAGGCCCGCTTCGCTGCGGTCCAGCAGGTCGATGCCATGAAGGCCGACGCCGCCGATCTCCGCGCGAAGGCGAAGCTCGACCGCGACGCCGCCGCGATGGCGCTGAAGGATGCCCAGCGCGCCAACGACGTTGCCTCGGCCGCAGAGGCAAGCGCCAAGGAGGCCGAGGACAAGGCCCTCGCCGTCGTGAAGCGATACAACGACGAAGCCGACAGGCTGAAGGCCATCCGCGAGAAGGTCATGGCCGCCCTCAATCTCATTCAGGAGTAACCCATGTCGAAGTCCGACACTTTTGAAAACGACCTGCTGCTTCTGATCTTCAACAACACGAACATCGCGAACGTCGGCGACGCGACCGGCGTTCGTGGCTCGGCGACTGCAGGCTCACTCTGGATTTCTCTCCACACGGCCGACCCGGGCGAAACCGGCACCGCAGTCACCAGCGAGACCGCCTACACCGGCTACGCCCGGCAGGCCCTGAACCGCGCGTCCGGCGCTGGCGGCTTCAC